TCAGTCTTCTTTGCCGTCGAGCAGGCTCTCTCTGAAGCCGTCGCTGATAACGGCAAGGTTATCGATATGCATCTTTCCGTTCTTGAATTTGAGTGTGAGCGAATCGGAGTTTCGCTTCATCGAGACAAAATCAGAAATATTAAAGCGCTTCTTCTTGCCGAACATGGTCGAATAGATATATATCCCCTCGCCCGCAGACACGACCTTTTGATCGAGCTGGCAGAGCATCGCCGCGGCACCGAAAAGCATACAGCCAAAACCCGGAATCGCAACGAAGAACTTTCCGACAGCAAGCATTGCGATGCAGACGGCGGCGCCTGCAATATAGACAGCCATACCGAAGAAGAAAAGACATTTCGGAATATGTACTGCATATTTGGCATCACTGGGATCGCGTACTATACGAACGATAAAATATATCAGCAGAGCCGCAGAAACGACGGCGGCGACAAGAGCATAAATCATTCCGCCACTCCCTTAAAATATATTGAGATTCTTGAGCACGAATATCATCGAGATGACCCATGCCACATCGACAATATACGAAATTATCGTCAGCACTTTCAAAGACTTCGTACCGACCGCGATGCCTATGACGCGGAGCACGAAGAACAATATTATCGCCACGGCGCTCGCTATCAAAAATCCGAGCATCACCGACGCGCTGACAAAATTCGGTTTTGCGGCGTTGATTATCTGAACAATAAAAAATGCAACTGCGCCGACTATGTCAACAATAGCCGATATATTTGTTATTTTTGGCAGAACTTTGTTTTTCATATTTACGAGACCCGAAGTCTCCCTCACTCCTTTGAATCGGTTACGGGAAAATTCTATCACATAAATGCGATTTAATCAACAGCGGGCAGAAAAAAGCGACGAAATTTACCGCCGCGCATGGTTAGCATACATTAATTATATTTAACTATATTCGCCTGTATCGGCTCTCCCCTGCCGAACGAGGCGGCATTTTCAAACGTGGTCTCGCTTATCGACTCAAGCGCCTCGCGGGTCAGAAAGCCCTGGTGCGAGGTGATTATAACATTAGGAAAAGACAGAAGGCGAGCCGTGACGGAGGTTTCGAGAATATCATCCTCGCGGTTTTCAAAGACGTTGTGCGTCTCCTCCTCATACACATCGAGCCCGACGCCCATAAATTTATGCTGTCTTATACCTTTTATAAGATCGGGCGTGCTTATCAGCGCGCCGCGTGAAGTGTTGACGAGGATAACGCCGTCCTTCATCCGCTCTATCGCGTTGATATTTATCATATGATAGGTCTCCTCGGTCAGCGGGCAATGGAGGGATATCAAATCACTTTCGCCGAGAAGTTCATCGAGTTCGACATATCGAACGAAGTCGAGCGAGGGGTTCCGATACTTATCGCAGGCGATAACATTCATCCCGAGACCGCGGCAGGCGCGCGCGAACGATGCTCCTATCTTTCCCGTGCCGACGACTCCCGCCGTCTTGCCGCAGAAGTTGACTCCCGTAAGACCCATGAGGCTGAAATTGTTTTCGCGCACTTTTATATAAGCCTTGTGTATGCGGCGATTGACGGCGAACGCGAGCGCGAGGGCGTGCTCGGCTATTGCCTCGGGCGAATACCCCGGCACGCGCATAACGGAGATACCGTGCTCCTGCGCCGCCGGAAGATCGACATTGTTATATCCGGCGCAGCGCATGAGAATGAGCCTGACCCCGTTCTCGGCGAGGATATCCACGACCCGCCTGCCGACATCGGACGCGACGAACAGGCACACGGCGTCATAGCCTTTCGAGAGCGGCGCGGTGCGGTAAGAGATATCCGTCTTGAGATAGTCTATTTCAATGTCGGGATATTTGCCCGCAAGCTTCTCGAACGCCTCGCGGTCATACGGCTTTGTATCATAAAAAAGTATCTTCATAAAATGCGCCTCCGGCAGTTTTCTCTGAATAGTATCTGCCGGACAGGAATGAATATTCGGGCCAAATGAGTGCGCTTTATCATAAAGAGTGAAAACAATGGGAAGAAAATGCAAAAAAGGCTTGACTTTTTCGAGCAAATATTATATGATAATCAAGCTGATTTGCGGATACAGCTTCCGCACAGCGAAAAGAATATGATCCATTAGCTCAGTCGGTAGAGCACTTGACTTTTAATCAAGGTGTCCGGAGTTCGAATCTCCGATGGATCACCAAAGAGGAAGTCTTGAAGTCGTTGTGTATCAACGGGTTCAAGGCTTTTTTTATTTCTATTTCAATGCACTCAAAATGAAATCCGTAGTAACCCTGTAGTAACGGTCGATTTTTGCCGGTGCAAACATTGCTTGATTTTCAAAGCATATAATGTTATAATACAATTAAAGAGCCTCCGGCTCTATATCCTATTTCACGCGGCTCTCGGTCAGACCGAGGGCTGCGTTCTTTATAAAGCAGAAAACCGATAAAGCAGAAAACCGGGCAGAGGAAAATCCCCTGCCCGGTTGTGTTTTAAATCGCTCCGAAGAGCTTGAGAATCTGTACGACCGCCCAGGCTCCGTAAAGTCCGAGCATGTTCATGAGGTTGAAAAGAATTGCTGTTATCATATGTCATGCCTCCTCATTCTCATATATTATGTCGAGCCCATAAGCTACGGCTGCTTCGTGCTCTATCTTGCAGCCGCGCGCATTTTCCCAACCTTCGCAAAAAAATGCTGCATGACAAAGCGACATATTTTCAAGAGATTTTGCCAAAAAGCAAAGCGGTATATTTTCTACTCCGCGCTGCTTCATTTGAGCATCACTATACCACTCGTCAGTAAACAAGGTGTTTACGACTTCATAGCCTTTAGCCTTAAGTGCCCTTATGGCATGCTCTCTCGTCGCCTTTATTTCCGCTTCGGTTTTTCCGCGCATTGGCTGTGACAACATTGCTTTTTTCATTTTGTAACCTCCTCAAGGCTCGCCACCGCTACCCAGCTCGATATATCGCCGAGCAGGGCTTCTTTGACGCCTTTGTTTGTCTGTATCCTGCTTACCTTGTGCTTTGTCGGTGCAAGCTGAGCGGACGGGACCGCTTTTCCGCGCGCTGAGGTACAGCCGCCGTAAACAGCGCCTTTCTTGATGGTCACTGTGCTACCGACTGCAACACCTTTCTTTGCCGTCGATACTACTGTTATATCTTTGGTATGCACCCAGCTGCTGATCTCCTTGAGCAGAGCTTTACCGTCCTGCACCTTGCTTACGGTGTATTTGCGCAGCTTCACCCAAGTAGGTACGCGCTGTCCCGTGGCATAGTTCGTGCCGGTTATCTTTACCTTATCTCCGACCTTTATGCCGCCGCCCGGTTTCGAGGTCGATTTTGACGGCTTCTGTGCCGCTGTAGTGCTGTTGTAACTTATCCAAGGACATTTGCCCCAATGTACCCAGGGACGGCTTTTAAGCGCGGTTCTGACGACGCCACCGCCGCATGAGACGGTACACTCGATAACATAGCCGTTGCCCTCATACACACCCACATGACCATCCATAAACACTAGGACGCCGGGTATCTCGGGTATCTTGTTTATGTTGCCGTGTTCGGTACATTTGGCAAGCATACCGTTTGCCGACACATCCTGCGCGGCGCTATATTTCGGCGCGGCTGTAGCGCTGTCGCTCCACAGGTAGCCTTTTATCAAACCGACACAGTCATGCACGCGCTTGCCGATATCTTTCTTGCACGCCGCATATCTGGCGCTTGTATAAAAAGACGGATACTGCTTGCGCTTCGAGTCAAGCAGCGTCTGTGTGCCGACCTGCCCAAAGGTGCCGTACCAATACGGATTGCCGATGTTCGCTTTTGCGTATGCCACGAGCCCTGTATTAGTCTTTGCCATTTTCAGCACCCTCCTTTTTCTTAAGCTGCTTATTGATTTCCGCAACCGCCGCTTCGATAAGCATGTCCATCTCGATATCAGATATTGATATGCCTTTCTCATTGAGCATTTCAACGATGTTTTCCTTGACCTTCGCAAGCTTTTCTTCGCCGTGTAAATCTTTATACAGCTGCTCCGCTGCGTTGACACAAGTTTTCACGACCGACTCTTTAGTCTTGTCGGCGGAAAGCTTCGAAAGAATCTGCTTTATCGCGATTCCGATGAAGCCGAGCACCGCCGTTAAAACGGTGTAGATCAATGTCATACCGTACTCCGACCAAAATTCTGCAAACATAAATGTGACCTCCTTATTTTTCGCTCATACGGCTCTCCAAGCCGTCTATCCGATGGTGTGCTTGTTTCGCGGACGATTCAACAGAACTCAGTCTTTCAACGACTTCCCTTATGCTGTCATCCTGCTTTTCTTGCTTTCGTTTGATGTCATCGACACCGCTTTTTATGTATCCCAGCTCCGTCAAAACAACACCGTCTTTCTTGCCTTCGTCGCGGTTGTCGCCTTTGTTGTTCCGCTTATAGGCTTGATACCCAAAGATAATGGCGCAAACCGTCCCGCATGCACCTATTGCGGCTAAAAAAACTTCCCACACACTCATCCCGTCACCTCCTCGAAATAAATACCCACAAGCTGCGACGGAAGATAGTGCATAACCGTGCCCTCGCCGCCGCTGTCGTCTCTTGTGCATCTGTAAATTTTGCCGCCGTCAAGATAGTACTTGTCCTTGAAATACCGCATACCGGCAGCGGCGGTTATCGGGTTATCTATCGTGCCGTCCTCGTCGACCGTCACACGCTCCCAGTGTGCGGGAGTCACACTCGGACGCCATGTGGGATTGGCGGATATCGCGTTGTAGCAGCGATATAGATTTCCACCGTCGCGCACCCTGTCGCCGATAGAATAATCCTTTTCGCCGCTCCACGGCTCAAACAAACTGATGCTCGTCAGCGCTTCGGCATTTGTCAGCTTCGCGGCGGCTTTTGTTATCATCTCGCGAAAGCGTTTTGCCTGCGTCCTCGTCATATATCCGCACCCCCTGTGATAATATCCAGCGCCTCGTCCGCCGATATGTCCTCGGGCGGCTCAACAGCTGTCCAGATTTGCTTTATCTCGGATTCCGTCTCCGTCCATGACTCGGTGTAATACCCGCCGTCGGACGGATATTCCGTTAAAATTATCGGCTTGTAGCCATTGGCGAAGTATATTGACGGGTCGTTGGTAAACACATCGCCGTCCGCCGTTTTTATCGGTCGCGGCGCTCCTCTGAGCTCGCCGTCTATAAGTTTTCCGTACATCATTTAATCACCCCCACGTAAAAGAACCATTCCCTTTATTGTAAAAAGATTTTCGAGAAACCAAATCAAACATACACGGCACGCCGGCAGAGTCGAGGCACGGCATAAAGTCTTGTATAAGCTTATCGCCGTTGTAATGCTTGCAGCTATAGACTCTACCCTGAAAGTATGTGCCGTCCACGCCCTTTGACCTGAACAGCGCCATCGTCACTGTCGAAGTGAAATCGGAAACGGAGAAGGTTTTTGAAAACACCGCCGTTCCGTCCTCGAGCTCGGCTTTCATTTCTGTTCCCGAGAGCGTGACTATGTAAATCTTATCCGTAGTTAATCCTTTCCAAGAGATTGCTTTGGTTTGACCATCTATTCGAAACAGAAATCTTGTGCCGTCATAGCGGTCCAAATATGTCGTAAACTGGTCGGTCGAATTTAGACTTGCCCTGCTGCCGATGAGCGACGCGCCCGTATCCGTAAACACGTTGATTTTTATTTTTAAAACTGCCTTAGTATTTTGATTAGGTGCAACGCCCATTTCTATCCACTGCGTGCCCGTGGACTGCAAATAATCGACTGCGGTATAGCCATCCGGCAGTCCATTCTGCGCTTGCGCCTCTTGCCATATAAATCTGCGCCTGTTCATGTGCCCTCACCGACCTTCTGAGCCGCCAAAACCTTGTCCTTGAAGCTGAGCTCCCACGTCTCGCCGTTTTTGAAATCGGGAGCTGTGCCGATATATTTTGTCTCGGCAGGAAGTGTGACGGTGATATTGCCGCTCTCGGCAAAGGTTAAGCGCATCCAGCACTCAAAATCGCTTGTCGGGTAGGTTAAGGTCAATGTCGTGACATCCGTGAGGCGGTACTCGGTATTGTCGGTTAGGGTGATTTCTGTTCCTGCTGTTACCTGCGCCGACACTGCTTGCGGCGTATAGCCGAGGGCATTGATAACGCCGTTTTTTGTGGTGGATATATCCGCACCGTTATATTGCAGTTTTCCGTTTAAGTCGGAGAGCTTGTCAAGTGTATTTTTGTTATCGTGGCTGTGGGAGTTTGGAACAAGCTCGTCGAGTGCGCCGTCGACTGTCAATATGTTCGGCAGTGCGTCATTGGAGTAGCCGACAGCATCTGCTGGGATAGACTTCATAAAAAACCGCCAATCATCAGCGCCGGAATCGGGATTCTTTGCGACACTTGCCATCAACAATAACGATTCTAAAAGCGCTCCAAAAACATACAATTCGCCGTATTGCATCTGAACCAGTGGCATAATGTATTGGTCAAATGCAATCGCTTTGATGTTTTGATTACTTGCAACCGCCGCGTCAATTTGCTTCATTGTTTTATCACAAGATGTGACCGTATAATTATCGCCGTCGACTTCGACCGTCATTTTGATTGTAAAGTCGGACGCTACACCGCCACCGCCTAAAGCCTCGCCGTCATAGGTCGGCTTGCCGTCGGTTTCGGCAAACTTATCAAGCACGGATTTGTTGGCGTGCGAATGCCGTGCGGCGGTGTTAAGCGCGATTTCGGCGGCAAGGCTGTGACTCAGACGTTCCGTGCCGTCCGGGATAGACACTTTGGCAGAGCCTGTTATCATTGGCGCATAGCCGACTCTCTCGCCGTCCGCAAAGGCGACAAGCTGCGCGGTCATGTTCCCCGGCTCGGGCACAACATCGCTTGTAATTTTGACAGTCACATAGCCGTCCGTAGGAGTCAACAGCTCGGTTTGCAAATACTCCCCGACCGTCGACTCAAAGTAGACACGATAGCTGTCTGCGCCCTCAAGCTCTGCCGGGATAGGCAGAGCGAGCAAGGTAAAGTTATTTTCGGCGCGGTAGCCTACGTCGTAGCCACGCGGGCGGGCATAGTCAACCGTTATTGTTCTTGTCTGCATCTTTTTCCGCCTCCCCGTTCTCGTCCTCTGTGGGCGTTTTTTCGAGCTCTGAGAGCATATCGGACAACAGTTCGATTTTGCCAAGCTGTTTAATAAGCTCCGCCCTGACATATTCAAGACGGCTTGTCAGCTGTTTTGTTTCCTGCTCGAGCTGTCGTGCGGTCTCTCGAGTTGTGCCGAGCCGTTTTTCAAGTTGAGCTTTAGTCATATAAACCTCCTTATTATACAAAAGCGAGTTTTTTCGAACCGGTTGTATTTGACCAAAATGTTATGCCGCTCTGAGTAAATGTCAGTCTGTACACGTTGCCGCTCGGGTCTTTTAATCTGACTTCCGCCCGGTCGCTCTGCGCCGCGAAAACATCAGCACGAACATAATCGTTTCTCTGCGTTGTGTTGTCTCTCACACGCACGGAAAAGGCAGGAACTCCTGCCACTAACGACGCACCGAAGTCTGTAGTAAATTTGACCAGCTGCGCATTAAATCCTGTAGCCCGATATGCGAGATATTCTCCTGTGTCGGTCGGATATCCCATTTCATTGACAGACAGCAATCGGCGAATATATGTCGCATCATACTCTACGCGCATGTAATCATAAGTCCATGCCTTTTCCATCTCAGAATACGGCTTTGCAGTGGTGTCAAAGTCGCGACCATTATTAAGCGATTTTCCGAACCTAAAGCCCCCGTTTGAATGACCGCCAAGCGAATAATCGGCTGATGCAAAAGTAGCGTACAAAAGGACATCATCAACGGATTTATATATCAATGTGTTTCCGACGCCCATGTACTTTTTTTCAGCGTCCGAATTGCTGCCCGCGCCCTGATAAAGTTCGATAGAACCTGACGATAAATCAACTCGATATCCGTCAGAACTTTTAACAGACAACATTCCACCGTCGAGGTTGATATCTCCGCCGGTGATGTTGATGTCGGAGGCTTCGATATGACCCGTGTCCAAGTTAAACGAAAACTTCCCGGTCGGCGACGAAAGGATATCCGTCGTAATATAACTCGCGGAAATCTTGTTTGCGGCAATGCTTCGGATAACCGCGTCACCGTCTTTTGAAACACCGTACTCCCAGTTCGGTGATCCGTTGTTCCAGCCGTTATTAGTCCAGGCATAACCGCCGGCGTTGCGGCAGTAGATGGTGTTGCTTCCCTCAAGCGTAGGCTTGTCGTGGTAATAAGTAATTACCGCGCCGCTGCCGTCTGCTTTCTGCGTGACATATAAGCCCATGCTATTTGCGATGGTCTCGTTCAGCGCGAGGGTCGCCTGCTCAAAGTCGTTGATTTGCGCCGCCTGTTGAGCGCGGGTCTGCTCGAGTACCGCCTGCTGCTTCGGTGTAAACGCGCCCATTGTGGCATATCCCGACTGCATTGCCGTTTCGCCCTTGCCCTCGAGCTTCGTACAGCGGTTTTGTGACTGCCACTTGACATTTGTTAGCACGACCTTTTTCGTCCCCTGCGCCGTCTCAAAGTTCAGAATATCAAGAGGTCTAAGGTGCGGAAACGAGTGCGTAGTGCAGGACATCGGAGTGTATGTAAGACTGCATCGCGCGGTTTTGAGTTCCGTCGCCAGTGTGCTGAGATTCATATCGCTCTGCACAAGAAGATTGCCCTCGATGTTAAAGGCATAGTCCTTTGTGCCCGCGAGGTATTCGGTCTTGTTCTCATCGTTTCCGACAATGCGCACGCCGGAGAACACTATGTTGTTTTCGGCAAAGTCTGTATTGCCGGAAGTAAAACGATCTGACGCTTTTATAACCGTGTGCTTGGCATTTGTCGCATACCACCCGCCTGTCAGCTTGCCATCATAGTCGATATACAGGCTCACGCCCATAAGCTCCGCAGCCCAGACAAGCACCTGACGATAGGTCAGATTGTCCGCCTTCGGGCGTTTAGGTATCGACACACCCCGATGCAGCGTGTTCGTTGGGAGCTTCTGCGACACCCCGCACTTTGTGCAGGCATCGGCGACTATCTGATACAGTGTTGCAGGATAGGCAAGCTCAGTATCATAGGCTCGGTTAAACTTCGCCATGCGGTCATAAGCCGTTATTTTGATGCTCCGGAGCTTGCGCGGAGGGCTGTCCACCGTGTAATAGCCGATAGGCACGGTCTCCGTTGTCGAGCCCGTCGGAAAGCTTGTAGTGACATACAGCTGTGCGCCCTCGAACACCTTGTCGTCAAACGCGCCGTCGGTATTCTCAAGAGTAAAACTCAGCTCTGACATACACGCCGAGCCCAAATCAAGCTTACTGCCCGTGACACTCGACCAGTCCACCGTTACCGCGCCGATAATGTCTTTGTTGGTGATATTAAATGCCGTACCTTTGGTAGGCGTACAGAGGATATTGACGGACTGCACCACATCCTCTCGCAGAGCAGCAAGCCCGGCGGTAGTTATTGGATACATAGCATCACCCCTTTCGCGCCACGATTTTAAAGGTCACATTGTCAACAACATTCAGACTGCTGTTGTACAGCGGCGCACTTCTGTTGCCGACATAAAACTCTTTTGTCACATATCCGCCTTCGAGCATATTTAAGTACTTGACCGTTATATACTCCGGGTTGAACATTTTCAGGATCTTGCTCGCGTTCGCTATGGACAGCCCGGAAAACTTAAGCGTTACCGCGTCGGTCTGCCCTATACGTTTTTTATGCATGACGACATCTTCGGTACGCCCCGCGTCGCTAGCCGAAGCGTCCTCAAGCTCCCATTTATATCCGTCCTCCGAGTCCGGATATACCGGCATAGTTACGCCGTCCACGGTAGCTATCGGATTGTCGCCGGGATTAAAAGCGGTTGCCACTGCTGTTCACCTTCTTTCTTGACATAAAAAATGAAATATGATAGATTAAAAATAAAAAAGGAGAAAAATAATATGGATAATGTTCTTTTTGGACTTGGCTTTTTATCTTTGGCGGGTGTAATCGCCTTTTTAGTAATTGCAGTTGTGCGGATCTTCAAGAAGAAACCCCGCAAGAATTTTGTCGTTGCAGCTTTGATTTGCTTTGTTGCATCTAATGTGTTCATTTTTTGTGGAGCACAAACCAACTACAATAACATGACCCCCGAAGAAAGATCTGAATATGATTCAAAGCTTGCCGCCGAATCACAACTTAAAGAAGAAAAGAAAGCAAGCAAAGATAAAAGCAAGACGAGCGAGCCGCCGATGACAGAAGCCGCTGTGTCGCAAAATATTGGCGACGTCTCAGTCCAAGCACTTAAGCTCTATGCTGACCTCTCGGATGAACAGGCTCAAAAAGTTATAAACGACTTCAAAAAAGTGGGAATTTCCACTCCGATTTACTTTGAATCATTATCATCAAACTCGACAGATAAAAGCTTTAAGTTTTCGAACGATAAGATATCCGGAACGCTTGTCGTTTCCAATGGAAAGACGAGTTACATTTCGAGCGGCGGAGTCGAACTGTTTAACTCCAAAAAAGGCGGAGCCCTCGCAAACATTGAAGATTACTATCTCAGCTCTTACGAGTCAAATTATTACAAGGGCATGGCAGAACAACATGTTAAGCAATACCTCAAGACCCCATCAGCCGCGTCGTTTCCCGACCTCACGGATACAAGCGCATGGATTGTATCGCGCTATAAAGACACCGTTACGGTCAGCGCATGGGTTGACTCACAAAACTCCTATGGTGCACTGTTGCGCAGCGATTTTGTAATTCAAATGTCCTACGCTTCACAGGGAACAAGTCTTACATATGCGGAAATTGAAGATAAAGTTCTCTACGGTTCCTTTGTTTCATATTGAAAGCAGCCCCTTTCAGAGGGGCTGCTTTTTATATGTCGCATGGAATAACTGTTCTTCCGCTCTTTTGATTATATCTCTGAACAGCGGTTACTATAGCCTCTCCTTTTATCGTACCGTCAGGAAGCACGACCTGTATATGCCAGTCGCCGCCATCACTGCCGCGGCTTTCTTCCTTGACGACCTTTCGCAGTAAGCTCTCCGGCGTTTCGATATTCGTGCCGTTTTTCTGGTCGCCGAGCATCGCAATAAATTCTCTGTTCGGCGGAATTACTGCACCAGTTGCAAGCTTTGGAATTTGAGGTATCGATATGTCGCGCAAATCTGCAAATGGCGACAGGCCGAGTATATTTGCATTTCTCAGCTTATCGATCGACTTGTTTATGGCATTAAACGGTATTGCAACAACCTTGTTTATACCCCCGATTATTGCATTAACAACAGCTTTGAATGCTGCAGTTATGCCCTCTTTAATGCCGTCAAAAATTTTTCCGCCTACACTGAAAACATTTTTGACTGCTGTCCACGCTTGTGTAAACTTATCCTTAAACCAAGTTACAACAGGTGAAAAAGCCGTTTTAACACCCTCCCAGGCGTCCTTCGCCTTTGATTTCAAGCTTTCCCACATTCCGCCGAAGAAGTTGGAAACCGGGCCAATTACGGTTTCTTTAAACCATGATCCCGCTATGTCCCAAGCCGCTTTTACAATTTCCCAACAACCCTTTGCTATAACGCCGATATCGTAGAAAACATCGTCGAACGTCTGTTTTACGCTACCAAACAAAGTTCCAAACCATTCAGTAGCGGGAGAAAAGACGTCTTTGATTTTATCCCATGTTTTTGAAAACGTTTCTTTTATCGGTTCGGAAACATTGCTTTTAAACCATTCACCCAAAGACGACCATTTTTCTTTTATCCAGTCATACGCCTTTTTAGCAGCCGCTTTCACTTCGTCCCAATAGACTATCAGTAAAACCACCGCCGCAATTGCCACGGCTACCGCAGCAACCACAGCAACACCTACGGCAGTCGCAGCTCCGGCACTTGCGCCAAGCGCAGTACCTAATGCAGTAAAAACACCTTTGATGCTCGCGCCTATTGTAGACAGCTTGCTCACGAACTTTAAAGACTTAAAAGCGGAAACAATTCCCCCGAGGTCTTTTATCTTTTTGAAAAGCTTGGCGCCTTCAAAAATAAGTAGGAACGAACCTATTGCAGTACCGGCTCCGATAAACGCCGGTTCCCATTTTTCAAGCTCTTCTCTGACCTTCTTGAATTTCTGCTTCAGCTCCTCTGCGCGCTCTGCAAGCTTCGGGTCAATAACATTGTTAGCGTTAGACAGCGGGCTGTTGAAATTGTTCCCCCCGCTTGATACCGTTGTGCTGCTTCCGCCTCCGCTGCCGCTATCAGATCCGGTATCCGGCGTTCCGAGACGATTGATTTCATCGATGCCGAGCAAAGCGTTTTTATAATCCTTCGCCTTTTTCGCCGCACTGCCGAGGTTTGTGGACACTTGCTGTGTGCTGTTGGCAAGCTTGGCGGTGTTTGACGATGTCCGGCTCGTTGCACTCGACGTGCCGAATAATATCGCCATGACTTGCCCGGCTTTTTCGGCGAGAGCGGTCAATCTTTCAAGCAACGCCGTGACCTGCGGAATACACTGCTGCAAAGCCGGCGCAAACATCGACCCGAGCGCACTTGACAACATTTTTGTCTGAGCTTTCAAAGCGGCCTGCGCTCCTGCGAGTGTGTTCGCATATTTCGCGGCATCTCCGGTCTGGAATGCCGTCTCCCGCATGATGCCCTGTGTCGTGGCTATGCGCTTTTCTGCGTCGGTCAGCGTTGCTGCAGTCTTGCCTATCGATGCCGCATATTCATCCCATATAATGGACAGGTTTTTTGTAACGCCGGCGTTGTCGACAAGAATGCTGTTTTCGTTTTTGATACCTTCGGCTGCGCTCTTGATGGCTTCGCCCATCGTCATACTGCCCTGACGGTTAAATGCCGCCGAGTCTTTCAGGTTGGTCAGTATGGACTGTGTCTGCTCGTCGGAATACCCTGCCGCCGCGAGTCTCTTATACGCGGTGTAAGCGTCCATCATCGGGATAAGACCGTCTTTGGTATACGATTTAAGCCACGCTTTCGCGGCGTTCAGGTCTTTTCCCTGCGCGGTCAATATGCTCGACAAGCCCATCTGCGCGGCTTTGTTTTCCGCATATGCGTCCGTCAACTTCTTGACCTCGCTTACTACTTCCCGTATGACCGCAACGGCAGCGGTAGTTTTTATGCCTGTAAAAAGCTTTCCGACACCCGCTCCCGTGCGCGTTGCCTGCTGTTCAAGCGACCCCAGCCTCTTGTTCGCCTTATCAATCTTGGCGTTAAAGTCCTTGGTGTTTGCTGTAATCAGCACTTGCAGTTCTTCAACTGTCATTTTTTCTCACCTGCCCTGTGCCTTGCGGCGTTTTTTGATTTGGCATAAGCGGACATCCGAGCTTTGATTACCATCCACCCCGTTTGCTGCATGCCGAAAGCTGACGGGAACGCCTTTTCAAGCGTAGGATATTTTTCCGGGTCGTTAAACGCGAAAGAATTAAGCCGCCCGAGATTCCATATCAGCTGTAACTGCCATTTACGCCGCTCATTTTCCGCCTTTTGCCTTGTGGATATAAGGTCCTCAACCTCTCCGGCCGACATGCTCCAGAATTCGTCCGGGGTTATCCCGACCGCAAAAGCGCGAGGTTTGAGATCCGCGACCCACTCGGTCGCCGAGGAGAAGATTACTCTATCTCCTGCTCCTCCCGCTCCATGTCCGCTATCTGTTCCGGTGTAAAAAAACCGGACACCTTCATAATGCCGAGGAATGTGTCCGCTCTGTCCTCGAGGGTAAAGCCCTCGGCTTCAAGCGCATCGATGAGCTCATATGTCTTGGGGAGCGTCATATTCGCCTGGTATTTCTGCAGCGCGCCCCAGAGGGTCACTGCAAAGACCTTGGTGTATGCCAGCTTGTCAAGAGCTTCAAGCAGGCTGCAGCCTATACGGTCTTCCACTTCGATTTTTGTCGCCGTCGTGAGCTTGAGCTTGTACTCCTTCTCGCCGGCGGTCAATCTATAAAAAGGTGCATTACACGCAGTAAGCATAGTTGTTGTCTCCTTATTTTAAATTTTCGGCGGAGTTTCCCCCGCCGATGTGTTCTTTAGCCGCCGGACGAGGTATATTCCTCTATATCCGACGATGGAGTGATTTTTGCAGTAAAGGTCAGCGCCTCTGCGACGCCCTTTCCGGGCATCGAAAGTGACACTCTGCCTGTCCATGTGAAACCGGAACCGTCCGGGAACAGCAGAATAAAGGTCTTGTCTGCATCCTTAGCTCCCTTGAGGGTCGCCCAGTTCGTGCCGGTCTTCATACCCTCATAGCCGAAAGTAAACGCCATATCCCCGGGGTCGGAAAGCCCGGGCTTATACTTTCTCTGCGTGTCCTTCATCGTGGTCACGTCGATTTTGTCCGATTCGCCGAGCATATCGGGAAAATCAAGCAGACCGGGAACTTCAGCTGCCGCTTCTGCGCTCGCGCCCATTTTCAGAATCACGCCTATAGAAGTCTGATAATCTTCCATTTGTACTTACCTCCTTATTAACTGCGGTAAAACCGCTTCGTGTTGTTGTCGTAGACTCCGTTATAAAGCAGGACGGTGCGGTATAACACCGTACCGTCCTGCTGTTCGTCCTCAAGGTGGTTAGGACTGCCGCGAAGCAGACCGAGGCGGAGCATTGCATCGTCAACTTGTCTCTCGACCTCGTTTCTGCCCTCCGGCGTCGCCATCCACACCTGGATCTGCACGGCGATCCGGGAAAAATGGTCCGGACGCGAAGAGGATGGCATTTTAACGGAGTTATCCATCTGCTTTATCAAACCGTGCCGTTCAAAACTCTGCGGATATTCCGCAGACCATTTCACACCCGGTACGGCGAGTGAAAGCACATCATAAGTCACCTGTTCGATATCAACCATTTTTCTGACCGCCTTTACGATTTATTTCATGTTGTATCGCGCGCTTATAGCACTCGAGTATTGCTTCGCGATTGTTTATAAGCGCAGGATAGAGATACGGCTGCGCCTTTTGTCCGCTTATCATTCGCCAGCCGACACCAGGGATTTTGCCGCGCCACTTGTCCGCCTTGTAATGTATCCCGCCCGGGAGCTCATAAGTATATGTGCCGTTACCTTTAGGACCCGTACCGAATTCCACATAGGCGGCGTATTCAACATTGGTCAATACGCTGCCGATATGCTTGCTACCCTCGCGCTTGTAGTCGGTATGCAGCGACGCGCGCAAGTTGCCGTTATCTACTGGACACAACTCTTTTGCGCTGTTGTTGACTATTCGCGCCGCCTCGCGCGTGCCGTTTGAAATAGCGGTATCAGTGCCGCCGAGCTTTGCGAGCTTTTTTGCCAGCTCGCCGAGGCCCTTAACCTCAATGCTCATCGGCTCACCGCCTTGCAAAGATACAGCGTGTGGCTGTCGTGCGGCTGGATCTCGGTGATTCGGTAATAAGCGCCACCGTATTTCACATAGTCGCCCTTCTCGACAGCGAGCGTATCGGATGTTGAAAAGGTGGCGTCTTTGTTGCACTGCAGCCCCCATTCCTGCGCCTGCATAGCGTCGGTAACGAGTCGGAAGTTGACAGTAAAAGAGCCCGCAGGTGTTTCTGCGGGCTTCACTGTTTCGCTGCCGAGCGTTCCTGTCTGTTTGACGGCTTTATAATGCTCGACTGTTTTGTCCTGAAATACGGCGCGCTGTGCGCGTCTGAAGGCGTCGGGGATCTTCACCAGAAAAGCCTCCTCCACTCGTTGAGCATCACCTTTTCGCTGTCGCTCAGTTCCGCCGTTGTGGCGAGGTCTGAGTCGCTGTGCTTAAAGCTCACGCTCTGGTCGCCGTCCGTTATGCTTGCAACGGTCTGCGCCGCATCGGTAGAGCCCGGCTGCTGCGTGCGGTAACGCTGCGCGGCTATCTCTGCCACAAGCAGATCAAGACCGGGGACAAGCTCACGCCGCTTGGTATATCGCAACACCTTTGACTCGACGCTGTCCAGCAGATACCGGGCAGCCGGCAGCGACATTTCCTTACCCAACATCACGCGCATCCGGGCTATGAGGTCGGCCTTGTTCTGCTCTGTCATATCAGCCCACCAGCCTTGCGGTCATGTCGCTGTCAAGGGTCTTGACGCCGTACAGGATATCAAAGCTGACGCGGTCGGTCTTGTGCTTGATGTCGTAATCATATACGACTCTGATAGCAAGACCGTTCCTGCTCGATGCAATAGCCGCATTATTCGCGCCCATAGGCAGCTCAAGCTGACGGGTGACGAGCGCAAGGCCGTTGCGGTGGAATGCAAGGGAATGAGTCGTTTTGACGAGATACACCGTGACCGCCTCGCCCGAGGCAATAGTGCGATGGATAGGCTGGTCTATCGCGACCTCAGCGACCGCGCTGCTTGCGGCAGTTGCATCGGCGGCAAATCTGTAAAGATAGCCGTCGAGGATAAAGCCGTCGCCCTTTTTAAAGGTGCCGGTCGCCGCAGTGACATTCGAGAGTGCGACCTTGGTCTCGCCGGCGGTGCAGGAGACTTTTGCAGCGGTCGCAGTGCCCGCAGTTGCCGCGAGGGTATCGGGGGCATTCTGCGACATATAGGTGTCAAGACCATAGATAGAGCCGAGCTCTGCTGAGCGCAGGGCGTCGGAATTGCCTGCATATGCGACCTTTGAGAGGTTTTCCGTGGTCAGATAGCGATACTTGTGCGTCGGATTGACGAGAAGTCTGCGCTGCTGTATCGGTACGCCCTTGAGGTCAAATGCCTTGGCAATGTTGGCAATGTCCTTGAGGTCGGCCGCGTTCGCGGTGCCGCTCACGGTGTTGCCGGCGTTTGCGATGCCTTCGGCGATAATATCGCTGTCGATGGCCTGGGATATGGCCTGCACCGCAGGAGATATGATCTGCTCAGAAAATGACTTGATGTCGAGGGTCATTTCCTTAGAAGTGACCGGAACGGTGACATCGCGGAAATGGTCAAGGGTCACCTTGACGCTGCCCTCGTTCACATTCTGGTCTACGGTCTCGCCGACGAAGTTCTTCGCGGAAAACTTCGCGGGCTTGCGGATGGTGATAGTATCACCGACGTGTGCGAACTCCTTGGAATAGTCCTTGTGGACAAGGTCGGCAGCAACGAGATTGTTCTCGAGCACCATAAGAGCCTCGTTCGCGACTATCTGAGGAGTCAGGAATTTGTTTGACATTTGTTAAATCCTCCGTTTTTACTGATTTTTGCGCCAATTCACATAATCGGCATAGTTCTCGGGGGCTTCGCCCGGTTCGGGGTCTCCGCCGCCGTGGTCGGGGTCTCCGCCCCTCTGTCTGGTTTCGACTTTGTCAAAAAGATAGGCGTCGCTTTCCCTGATTGCTTTGAGCTGATCGTCAAAGCCCTCGAGCTTGCCGTCTTTGTCGAGTTTCACACTGCCGGGTGTTATCAAGGCTTTTATAGCTCTTGCGTTCTTGCCTTTGGCGGCTGTAATAGCGGCATCGATAGCGGAGTCAAGTTTCATGGCAGCGATATCGCTGTCATACTTAGCCTTAGCCTGCTTGTTCTCGTTCTGCAGCTGTGTAATTGTAGCCTGCAGTCCGGCGGTATCAACCTTTTTGAGCTCTTCAAGCTGACTGTCCCGCTCTGTTATCTGGCCCTCAAGGTTCTTGACCTTATCGGACTCGGCGCGAAAATCTGCTTTTGAAACAAAGTTCTTGCCGATATAGCTCGCTATCTTCTTGTCGATGTCCTCGGTGTGTGCGTCGCCTAAAATGTCTTTAAGCCAGTCCATATCTGTCCTTTCCCGCGCTCCCTTTTTACTTGGCCAGTCCCAATATTGCGCGACACCATTTTGCTCCGGGTGGCGGATAAATTTGGATATAAAAACAGCGCTTTGCATTTGACTGCAAAACGCTGTAATTATTATGTTGTGATATGACAAAACCGCCTCGCTTCACGCTTGGCGGTTTGTTATTTATTATTGATCCTCTTCGTCAAGAGTATCTTTTCCGAAAGCTTTTATATAGCTCTCGGTGAGGTCTTTTATGATAATCGGGGCTTCTTCCTCGTCCAGTATTCCGTCGAGGCGACCTTTGAGCAAATCCTCATAGTAGAGATAGAGCTCATCGCTCATAGCTTCGCTGAGATCGTTGTTGTCCACTTCCCACTTTATCAGCGGGAGCACCGCGTTAAGGCGTTCAGCCTCTTCAAGGATATCCTGATTGAACTCCGGAAGATATGAATTTTCAAGCAGGTCTCCGGTTTTTGGCTGTATACCTGTGCGCAAACGGCTTTCAAGAATTTCTGTTGCTCCCTGATAATCAAGGTCGTATTTCATTTTTCCTCATCCTTATCCTTCTTTTCCAAACATCGCCTTCAACCATTTTATTTGAAACAACATTTATTTCAACATCTGGATGAAGATCTTTAAATTGTTGCATTACCCCCTTACAGCTATCACACATTCCGCGTTCGGAAAGCATGCATATCTTTTTAAAGGGGTTTGATTCATACAAATCAGCAAAAAACTCAAAGAGCTTCGCTTCAGTATCATTGTAAGTTTCTTTCCTTATTGTTCCGTCCATTTTGGGAACATCTATATATTTAAAGCGGCGAGTTTCTTTAAGTAAAACTAATTTCCCGGTTCCTTTATATCCTCTGCTATCTTCCTCGTCAGCTATAGCGCTATGCGCATAATACATAGATTCAAAATTATCATCAATATATGCTCCAGCAATATTTCCGCTTTTTTTGTATTTGCTCGTGAATTGGAGTCTTTTTTCATAAATAACCTTTTTATCAAACCGTAAGATTTCATCAGTAGATAAATTGCCTGAATCTATCTTGTATTGATTCACCAAGCGGTATTGCCTCTTGAGCGTCTTCCACTTCTCAGGATCATTATACTTTATTTTTAAGAATTCATCAAGAGAATCCGGCACGTTTTCTTTTAAGACTGCCGAATACCGTTCGAACTGATCTCTATTGTAGGAGGACACTTGTGTCAAAGTCTTGGGCGGATAATATTTAAGCTTCCCGGTAAGAGGATTTATATTATCCGCAAGCCACTCTTCATATGTCGTTTCTGCCGGAATAAGCACCGTTTTCCCGGTCTCGGGATCCAATGCCCTGCGTTTGAGTTCGGCTCGGTTTTGTCCCTCTATGACTGCCGTTGTAGTGCAGCGGTCATTCGGATGGAGCGGCGGATAATTTACGCCCTCTTTCGCTTCGGAGACCGGAAAAGTCTTGCCGTCCAAAGCGCCGCAGACATCGCAGGTGCGCCCGTCAAGAGTGGCGAGGAATCTATATTCCGTTATGCCTTCCTCTTCGTATGCCACCTTTTCGGCGGCGTTATGCACACGGTTTGTCTCGGTGCGTATCAGCCGCATCGAGCTGTACATTCCGGACTGCATCGCGTCGGCGAGCTGGCGCGCCATTACCTGCGGACCCGCTCCCGTCATAATTCCACGCGCCACAATACCGTATGCGCTGTTGGCAAGCGCGGATGTGTTCTGCCAGATGCGGTCAGAAAAATTCGCGCCTTTCCAGCGATCATTTACTATGGCGTTTACGGCGCCTTTCGGCAGGGCTGAGAACTCAAAGCCTAATCCCGTACCGATCTGCGTGTCATATATACTGCGATAGTATGTATCCCCACTCACGTCTTCAAGCAGCCGCTTGAGCTCCCGCTTCTCCCGGTCGGCAAGCAATGCCGTTTCCGTCTCGATATTGGCTTTCAAAGCCTCAAGGCGGTTTATCCTCGCGGCGTATGCCGGCGCATTGAGACGAGCAAGTGCTTTTCTCTTTATGACCGGGTCTTTTATGTTATTGAGCTCTTTGCGCAGTGCTTCCAATTCTGCTTCCGCTTCTTTGGTGTTCAGCATCCGACGAGCTTCTTCCGGCGTCAATTCACCATTTGCCGCATAACGCGAAAATATCCGATTTATGCGGGCGTCGAGGTCTTTCTGCGCCTTGGCGTATAACTTGACCGTTTTTGTCTTTATAGCCCGCGTAGAGGCACGTCGGGCATATTCCTCGCGCTGCAGTGCCCGCTCCTCCCAATAGAGATCAGAGCGCATTATTCATCATCCTTTTCGGAATCGTCCTTGTCGTCATCGTCGCCGATAAACATCTTTGCGTTTTCCTCGCGCTGCTTCTGCAGCTCTTCATACGCCTGCGCGACATCATCAACAAACGGGTGCTTTGCTAAAAGCATCTTATCAGGCACAAGCCCTTGCGACTTCTGGATTATGTCCACCGTCTCCGCATCATTGACTATCATCGACTTGTGGACATCGTATTTGATAAGTGTATAGTCATAGTCAGTACCGTTCTTCAGGTTGATATCCTGCGTAATAAACCATGACAGCTCTTTCAACATGACCTTTAACTTCGAAACAAGCGGGTCAGCCTTAAGGTCAAGCAGGGTGTAGCGGAATTTCAGGCTGACGCCTGACGGCGCGCTGCCGAGCTTTTCATCGTTCATATCAATGCCGCGCCCGATATGATATATGTCCCGGCGGAGCATATCGAGCCAGGCGAGGCGCTCGGTGACATTCAGTGTGACCTGCTCCGCGCTTATCTTGCCTGACGGATCGCTTATTGACACCGCCTTGTTTATCTGCAGCTTCTGCTGTATCGCTTTTGCGGTCTCGCCGCCGTATCCCTGTATCATCCAATAGAGCTCGACGAGATCTATCTGATTATTCGTCGACGCAGAAGATATCAGGTTATATGCGTCAAGCAGACCTTTAATTCGCGAAAGGTCGGTCTGATGCGCAGAATTGTTATAAAGCGGAACAAACGGGATTCTCCCCCAAGACCGCGCTTCAACCGAAACGCGCTCGTCGTTGATTATCTGCTCGTTATACCAGTGCGGGCTGTTGCTTTCGAGCACAAACTCTCCGGCATCGTTTTCGACATAGCGTTTTACCCCTGTCGCAGTCCACCACTCTACCCGCTCCCGCTCCGTCTCTGTGCCGTTTTGCACGACGGTTATTTTATAGTGGCGGAAAAAGTCGGTAATCACCTGCTGATAACTCATATCGCGGCAGGCAATACATTCTGTCGTCGGGATAACAACAAAACAAAGCTTGCCGGCTGCCGAGTAATAGACATGCAGCCATCCGACGATACAATTCGACGCATTTGTCGCGAGGTCGGGAAGCATGTCCACAAAAACCTCGTCTGAGGTCACTGCGGTGACAGCGTCCTCAAAAGCTTTCAGGCTTTCATCCACACTGCCCGCTCCATCATTTGCACCCTCGACGGAGACGGAAAGCGGCTTGCCGAGAATGTACGCGACTTTCTGATCGACCATCAGCGCATGGAAATTATGCACATTGTGGTGATTCGAATTGTTTTCATTGATTATCTTAACGCCGCCGCGCTTTATGCCCGCCGGGCTGTTTTCGTCTTCTTCGTAGACAACCGTCTCGCGAAAATCTTTCTGAAGAATGTCCTGCATACCGCGATAATATCGGAGTCCCTCGCATGCCGCCAGATACTCCGGGTCTTCCCGCGCATTTTTAAGCACGGTTTTGATAATCTCATCGTCCGTAGCCGTATGGTGATACGCGAGCTTTTCTCTTATCAAGTCCATATTGTTAATCATTAAGTTACCCTCACATTCTGCTGGTCGTTCTCGGTGGCGTAGCGCGTGGCGTCAATCGTGTGGTTGTCTCTATCGGGATAGTTCGCCTTATAATTGCCGTCCTTATCTCGTTCGAGCTCATACGATGAAAATTCCCGCGCCGCGTTTGGACAGCGGGCGGGATCTATTATTATTTCGTCGAGGTCGCGCAACCATTCTATGCCGTGCTTCACGCTGTCCGGACCCTTGCGTGCGCCTCTGACTCTCAGACCGTATTCATACATATCCGCTATAGACTTCGGTTCAGCGGAGTCTGCGATAATTTCGCCGGCAACTCCACGAGATTTTATACGGTCGGCGGCAAGTCTGTTGCTCATGCCCGCCGCGTATATCTCGTCGTATATGTACAGCCGCCTGCGCGGCTTGTCATAGTTGCACGATATAAAAACAAACGGGTCAACCGCATAGCCCCAGTCTATGCCGCGCCTGATATGGTCAAACCGCGCAATCTCTTCATTGCTGATGGGTCGGATACTGATGTTCCGGAATACCTCGCCGCCCGTGCCGGTGACTTCACCGAGGAACTCGTGCCTATATCGTTCCGGTGAGTGCTGTTTCAGGTGCTCCGCCTCCAACAGCAGCGGCGCGCCTATCCAGTCCTGCGGCACAGTCAAATATGTGCTGTGATGTACCAGGCGGTCGGCGCGCTCTACGCGCACCTCATCATTCACCCACGCCCGCAGCGACTCAGGGGGATTGTACGAATAAAAAACATCGAATTTACTGCCGCCGCGCATGACCGACTGCAGCACATTATCGGTTTCCCGCATCCCGGAAAACTGATTCCATTCCTCGAACCAGATATAACGAAAATAGCCGAACGGGATTTTTATGGACTTGACTTTCATCGGATCGTCAAGACCTCGAAACATAATCGTTTGCCCGGTCGGCAGATATGTGATTTTCATCGGACTGACCGTCGCTTTAAAATACTGCGACACGCCCAGTTTATCAATAGCCCACAGCATTTGTGCAAAAACGCTGTCCCGCAGCGTGTCTGCAATTTTGCGGAACACGATCGCGTGCGCGTCAGGGTTTTTAATGATGCCGCAGACAATTTCAAGCGATATATAGCTGCTCTTCGTGCTTCCGCGCCCGCCTTTAAGCACATAGTGCGTATGCTGCCCAGCACACACATCGCGATGCACCTCATAAAACGACGGCGCGATTATGTCAGTAAGCCTGACGGCCATGTTAGCCGCCCCCTATATCGTCGATAATCTGCGGCGCGTTGACGGAGACTTCAATTCCATCCTTAAACAGGCTGAAACGCTTTCCGAGCAGCTCCGCAGCCTTCAGGCGCTCCTTTTCGTCCGGCGGCTTATCCAGAACCTTTGCCGCCGAGCAGCCGTCGCCTTGACCTTCCACAACCACGACACTCGCCGTGCTGTCTCCGCGCATCACGGCGGTGAGGTACTCCATAACCTCCTGCGCGTCGGCTATCTTTTTCGAACTCAGCTCATCGAGTTTTGCTTCGATGTAGGCTTTAACATTAGCATTTGTTAGCAGCCTTGACGCATTGGCTCTCGCAGCATCATCCGATTTTATCCGCGGATAAGCAGCCTTGTATGCTCTTGTCGCGTTGCAGTCGATGATGTATTCATCCGCAAATTTCCGCTGTTTGTCGGTCATGGTCTCACCTCCGGTCTTGTGTCACATATTTTTTACAATCGGGTTATAAAAAGCATAAAAAAAGCAGCCTCAAAAGGCTGCAAAAAAAGTTTTATCAAACTCATGTTCGATAATAATATCACATACGCAATCGATCCGCAAGCACAAAATATTAAAAAATTAAGTTTCTGAATTTTGCACAAATAAAACAACAGTACAGCGATAAAATTAGGCTATTCGAACACAAGAGAATGTGTCCGATTATATTGAAATTTTTTCGAAAAGGGCTTATAATTTTTCCAGGAAAAGTTTGGCAGCGCAGCAGAGGAAAATAGGATATCGAAAGGTGTGTCTATCTTGTCTCTGCCAATAGTCGTCTTTATCACGTGGATCGTCTTCGGCTCGTCACCAATAAAAGCCGCTGTAATTTCTATTTTGGAAATCACTGCCGCTGTTATTGAAAATCTGCTTCACAAAAAACATCCGCAGAATGAGCCACAATCGCTTAATCTCAAAAAAATCATATCGCTCTCCATGACAACTGTGTTGTATTTCCCGTTAGCACTGATCATCATATCAACAATCGCCAACACAAAATCATCGAGCTCTCTGCCGAAAGAGATCTGGGAAGTATCGATAAAATACTTCAATCTTTTTAGTACGATTTCCTCATTAAAGGAATTCGTAGACGGCGTCTCTGCGCTACTGTCTCTGTCTATGAGCGTCGTGAGCGTGTAGAAAAGCACCGCGGTCACCCCTAATGACCACGGTGTTAGATACGCAACAACAAAAGCAATACTTCCGTCGTGTTCTGTTGTGCGCCCTTTTCCTCAATAATGTCCTCACCATACAGTTGTGGTGAGGACATTTTGCACCACATAAAAAATCTTCTTTGTGTAGCCTGATTATATTAACACATAACACCACTTATGTCAAGTCTTTTTTTGTTTTTTTAGCTCTTCTCACCTAAAGCCCCGCTATTTATGACGCCGCGGGGCAGGCGTATGTGAAAGGGGACATAAAAATGAAGAATAGAATATCGGTAACATTCTTCATCCTAATGCTACCACACATGAATTCCTCATTGTCCTCAACTTTGCCGAATATAGCGATAACAAATATTGCTACAATTCTTAGCGGTGTTATTACCGCCGGTTCGCGCCGCCACATCTTCCCATGTCAGTCCCTCGATAAAGCGCAGCGTGAATATCTGCCGGGTCAGGCTGTCGGGAATATCCGATATGTAGCGCTCAAGTCGGCTACGCTCATATATGCGTTGCTCGATTTTAGCCTGGATTATAGCTTCGAGATCCGTTATCTCCGCTATGCAGCGTTCAAGCGCAGGCTCAGGGTTCGGGCTATGCGGCATACCATCGTAGTTTGGCGACCTCGGGCAGAGCAAATTTGCCCGCAGTTCCGCAAGCCTCTCACGGTCAAGCTCTATCTCCTTGTCAAGGTAGTACAGCTGCGACAACTCTTTAAGCGTCATTTAACAGCCTCCTCTCGGGTTTTGTCGTGCTTTTCAATCTCCGGCTTCAGACAATGCCAAAACGGGCACAAAGGCTTTTCTCCGCCGGTCTGGACGAGAAACACACAATGCTCATTCGGACACATCTCAGGCACTGATATCACCGGCCTTTACTTTCTGTATTCGCGCCTTAAGTACGCGCATGACTGTATCGTGTGTGGCTGCCCGGTCTCTGATGGCGGCCATAACATCCTCATCGACTCCGCCCTGCACGACGAGATAATGGACATACACCTTGTCATACGGTGAACCCTGACGCCACAGGCGGCATTTACCCTGATCGTTCAGTTCGAAGCTCCAATTCGGCGTAAACCACACGATATGCCTGCCGCCCGCCTGAAGATTAAGCCCGTATGCGCAGCTGCTCGGATGTACAAGAAGCACATCAATTTTGCCGGCATTCCACGCGTCTTCATCTTCTGTCCCGCGGTATACCCTCACCCGCAGTTTGGTCTTCTCAAGTGCGGCGAGTATGCGGTCGCGGTCGTGCTGGTAGCCGTAGAACGTGATGCACGGTTCGCCGCTCAGGCTCTCAATCAATTCGAGATATGCCTCCAACTTCGCGTCGTGAATATGTACCACCCGGCGGTCATCGTCATACATAGCACCGGCGCAGAACTGCTGCAGCTTTCCTGTCAGCACAGCTGCCGTGTTCGCTGTTATAACATCCTCGTTGATTTCCAGCAGCAGGTTCTTCTCAAAATCGCGGTACGCCTTTTGAGCTTTTGCATCAAGCACCACCGGAATCTCGTGGATTATGCAATCCGGCAATTCGAGATAGTCTTCCGCCTTCATGCTGACGCAAATATCGCTTATAGCGGACAAAACTGCTGTTTCCGCATCGCTCTTGGGCTTATAGTCCGTAAAGTGACCGCCGTGCGTGTTGGCGTCGAAGTATCGTGTCCTGAACTGCGTGATGTTTTTACCCAGCCGCGCGCCCTGGTCAAGTAACCAGACCTGCGCCCACAGATCCATTAGGCTGCGTGATGACGGCGTGCCGGTAAGGAGTACCGTCTTTTTGAAAAATCTGCGCACAAGCTTTAAAGCCTTGAATCTTTTGCTGCTGCCGTTTTTGAAGCTTGTGCTTTCATCAAGCACCACCATGTCAAACGGCCAATCCTGCTTGTAATAATCAACCAGCCAGGCTGTGTTCTCCCTGTTGATAACATATACGTCAGCAGGTGTATTCAGCGCGCGGATGCGCTTCGCGCTGGATCCAAGAACAGGAACTACGCGCAGATGCTGCAGGTGATCCCACTTCGCCGCTTCCTTGCTCCACGTGCCCTCCGCAACCTTTTTCGGTGCGATTACAAGCGCCTTGCAAATGCTCCAACGATAGTACTTCAGAATGTTGATTGCGGACAGCGTTATGGATGTTTTGCCGAGTCCGGGGCGCAGGAATAAGCCGACAGCCTCATCATTCACTATGCGCTCGATGCAGTATGCCTGGTAGTTATGCGGCTTATATTCCACCTGCCTGCACCTCTCTTACGAAATCGTCGGCTGCCTCCCTCGTGTCAATCAGCCGCACCGGAAAACCGAGAGTGCTCAGCTCCTGATGCACATGCTCCTGCAGCTTTCGTGCCTTTTTGCCGGGGGCTTTAAGCTCCACAAAATAAATCTTTCCGCCCGGGAGAAGCACAATCCTATCCGGCATACCATTTTGGCCGGGGCTTGTGAACTTCAGCGGCCAACCGCTCAACTGCGTTTTTACCGCCTTGCAGAAGTACTGTTCTATTTCTTTCTCAAGCATTGTTTCCCTCCTCCGGCAGATACCAAAACCAATTTGTCTCACTATCCTCATTTATGAGATGGAAGGTTTTCACACCTAATTTAACTCGAGCTTCTTTGAGCTCGCGCTTACTGTACCCGAGCTCCTTTGCTTTTGCGCGTATCGTGTCGCAAAGCACCGGATCTGAACTCGAGTCAAGCTCATTTTTCAACCATTCAGAACAAGTCATTTTTAAGCTCCTTTCGCGCGTCGCGTGTACATGTACACGTAACATGTACACATCAGGTGGATTAGAGAGTTTTTTTACTCTCTAACCCTCTAATTTACTAATCTTTAGTAATAAATGTTAGATTGTTAGATTTTTATAGAAATTATTGATTTTCAAGGATTTTAGCTCTAACAACCAATTTAACATTCTAACAAAAGTGCCTTTTTTCAAAAAAAATGTTAGAAGCCGATTTTCTAACATTTTAAGCGCAAAAACTATTTGTTAGCGTAAATGTTAGTCTGTTTGTTAGACTTTTATAAAGCCCCTTTGTGTTCCATATGTCCCGCCAAAGTGCAATGTGATTGCCGATTTTTTCCATCCATTCGTTGCGGAAACAATCGCGTTTATCTCGCGAGTATCGGCGTTCTTCATTTCCTTTATACTTCCATCAAGTGCTTCACACCAGATTTCGAGCGCGCAAACTCTGTCACGTGGAACAAGGCTCAGGCTGTCGTTACCCACGGTTGCACCGCTCCAGAACATACGACGTTTGTCCAACGGCCATTTGCTCCAATCCTCCGGCACTTTGCGTTCGAGGAATTCACGGATAATACCCTCTCGGCTCGATGTCTCACGGTGCTCTTCTTGCTTGGCTTTTGCGGCCTCTTCTATCGCTCCTGACAGATACAGCGGTTCTCCCGCCTGCCACCGCACAAGAGCCTCAGCCCATATCTGATCGCGTTCGTTGTCAAGATCCTTCCAGACGCTCTTTCGGTGCTGCTGTTCGCCCGTGTCTATCGGCCAGAAACGGCGGTTGCCGGTGGTGTCCTGCAGGAAGTCGGAGTTATTCGTCGTGCCGAAGAATATACAACTGCGCGGCAGTTCTTTGACATTTCGCCCGTATGCCGCTCTGAATCTGTCCGCCCGAAGGCTCAAAAACTGCTTAATACGGCTGACATCTGTACGGCGGAAAGCATCAAGCTCCGATACCTCCACGAGCCAAACACCCTGCAACAGCTCCGATGCCTCTTTGCCCTCAAAGGTGCGTATACTGTCGTTGAACCATCCGCAGCTCATTTTGTCGAGCAGCGTACTCTTTCCTATGCCCTGCGGTCCGGTCAGAATCACCATGCTGTCATATTTGCATCCGGGCGTCATTGCACGGGCAATAGCCGCAGTGAACGCCTTGCGGGTTACGGCGCGGTTGTATGCCGTGTCCTTTGCGCCAAGGTAGTCTATGAAGAGACTATCCAAACGAGGGACATTATCCCATTTACCGATCAGACCGCGCAAATAATCCTTTACATCATTGAATGAGTGCGAATTTGAATGGAGCGAAAGCGCACCGTCTATCTTTCCGTTGCCTGTCATCTTGTAGACCTTTTCGAGGTACCAGTACAAGCCGGCATTGTCGTTATCGTCCCACAACCTGCGCTTGTCACGCTTATCCCAAGGGAGCGCCCCAAGCACCTCTCCGCGCCCGGCAAACTCGTTGAGTGCAAACTTTCCGACAAGCTGAGGGTCGTGTTCGAGCACTATACGCACATTGTCTATCGTGCCCTTTATGGCGCCGGTCTGTACATTCTTCTCAAGTAGTGTCATCCAGTCAACAGCGTCCTCTTCTTTGTCCGCTGCGACGCCCTCGAAGTCTTTGACTGCGCTCTCATAGCGCTCACGATCCATAAGTGTCGCAACGGCTTTCAGACCGCAGGCATATTTGCACATCTCGAGATAAGAAGGCAGCCTGTTTGTCGGAGTGCCCGGCTGCGCTTCATCATCCAACTCAGCGTACTTGTGCAGGCGGACGAGGTCGAAAGCATTGACAAGGCGACCGCCGCAGGGGTCGGTGGCGTGGTGGCTGTATAAAAACTTGCCGTCATCATACAGCACCGCGCCTCCGGTCGTAGAGCCCCCGAGGTATGTATATCGTCCGGGCGCGCTGTCAACAGGCTCATATATCCCCGGGATAAGCTCGTCCATCGCCCGCGGGATATCGTAAACGCGGCAAAAAGCGCCCACAGTGCCGTGTTTATCTTCGGGGTCTCCCTGCTTGACTGCTAACTTTGTAAAAGCCTGTTGCCCCGGCAGAGCCGGCCACAGAGACACATCGTGCCAGTCCGAATATTGGGCAAGCACACCGTCGGCAGACGCAAACGGCTTGTCTCCCACGAGATAGACATATTCACTGTCTGCGCAGCAGCTCGGCCAATACATCAGCCTGCTCGGCTCAAAAGTCGTGGGATCTGTGAATTCAAGCCCGATAAGTTCCGCCATCTTGCGGGCTATCGGCTCATATTCATCCGCAGTCACTGTGCGGTCTAAAGGCAACAGCACTCTGAGTCTCGGTGCCGCCGGCTGATGCTTACGCGTACTGTACACGCAATAGCCGCAGCCGAGTGCATCCACACGGCGCAGCACATCATCCTTATGCCCCGCAGGTATGCTGTCGAGGTCGAGCGTGACAACATCCCTGCCTTGCACATTATTTGCTTTGCGGCGGTTGCCGAGCAGCGTACCGCCGACAAATCCGCCGACATCTTTCAGATCATCCTGCTGTGCCTTCTTGAGGTTCATATACTCTGCGAGACTCTCTGTGCCTCGCGCCGGCACTTTTAGCTTCTCCCACAGCTCCGATACAAGCAGGGTCTGCGGATTCCACACGATGGCGCGCCTGCTTGCACCGTAAGATATGGTTATTTTTCGGTCATGCTGCATATCGTCTTCTCCTCGACCGTTAATCTTTTTTGAAGAATCCCCCGACCCAGCCGTCAGCGTTGAGCGGTAAGCCCGGTGCCCACGGTATCGGTCGGCTCATTATATTTACGACAGCGTCAAGCGTTGCAGTGTCCGCACGGCAGTCTATAACAACCTCGTCGTGGATGTGAAATACGACCGGCAAGCCCTCTTTCTCAAGGTTTTCAATAGCCTGCGCTAGGCAATCGCGCGCAACAGCTTGGACGCAATTCTCAACAAGCTTCCCGCCGTAGGTCTCGATGCGTTTCCACTTCTTTGTGGTCTGATCCATGCCCATATATGAAATGGACGGTCCGCCCCACTTGTTTTCTCCAATCTGCGGCGAGTTATAATACAGCTTTCGCCCGCTCGGAAGCAGAACAGTCAGATACTCGACCTCGTGCGCAGCATCATATTCACAAGACACAAGCAGCCTTCCGACGCCGACGCTGCATCCGGTACTTATTGCCTCCACCGCGGCGGAATTCATCTTGTACCAAAGGTCGCATATACGCTTGTTTGTGTCGCGCCAGCGCTGCACTATATCGGGCAAATCATCTTCGGGTATGCCCATATCGAGAGCACCCATATTTATCAATGCGCCCGCTCCGCCCTGATATCCAAGAGCGAGCTCCGCAACCTTGCCCTTTTGCCGCAGGGCATACTCCGGATTGCCCTTTTTTATTCTTTCAATCGGTACGCCGAACATCTGTGAAGCTGACGCTTCGTAAATTTTGCCGTGGGTCTTAAAAACCTCGAGCCGCCACTGTTCCCCCGCCAGCCACGATATTACGCGCGCCTCTATTGCGGAGAAATCTGCATCGATGAGGACATTACCGTCCGACGCAACAAATGCAGTGCGTATCAGCTGTGACAGCGTATCCGGCACACTGCCGTAAATCAGTCTCAAATTGTCAAGTTTGCGCTGCTTTACGAGATTTCTCGCGAGTTCAAGCGGCTGTGTGTACGTTCTCGGCAGGTTCTGCACCTGCACCAAACGCCCTGCCCATCTGCCCGTCCGGTTGGCGCCGTAGAATTGCAGCAGCCCCCGAACGCGCCCGTCGGGGCATACGGCCTGCTCTATCGCATCATACTTTTTCGTGCTCGTCTTACCGAGCTCCTGCCTTATCTCAAGCATACGCTGCACCTCCGGAATATCCGGTGCTTGCGCTATCATCTTTGCAACGGTATCTTTCCGCAGATCTGTAACCTCTTCCCCGGTCTCCTGCTCAAGCCAAGCGGAGAGCTGCTGCACGCTGTTCGGATTACTCAGACCGGATATTCGAACCGCCTCTTGTGTCAGCCGTTCGCGCACGGTTGCGCCTATTTCAAGCGCGCCGTTCACCATTTCCATGTCCACAGCTACGCCTCGGGCGTTGATGAGAAGATCTGTCTCCCACTGCCTCTGCAGCCAGTCCGGCACGGTAATCAGAGAAAGACGCCGTTCAATTTCCATTTCGGTCGTCACATCCTGGGCGTTATATTCTTTAAACAGCTCCCATCGCGCCGGGTCATGGTTCGGCAGATTTCTGCGCCTGCCGCCGTTGCTCTTCGTCGGCGTGCAGGGCACGCAAAAATACCGTATCAATGCTTTGCCGGTGCTGAGTTTACGCTTATCCTCCGGCAAACCCAGAGCGCGCCCCGTGGCATCAAGTCCTGCGGGGTATCCCGCATAAAGTCCGTGAAACATAGTGCAGCGCCACTGTTCCGGAGGCAGCTGCCTCCCCATAAACTTGGAGAGGCAACCCCATTCAAACGCTGCGTTGTATGCGTGCTTCAGACACTGAGGATCGCACAGCGCATCCAATACCCAGTCGGGCAAAAGCTCGCCGTGTGCTATGTCACAGCACACGGACGGAGCGCCGTTGAGAGAATAGGCGAAAAGCAGGATCTCGAAATCCGGGCTCGCTATATATTTTTGAGCACCGGCTTTAGCTATCGGCACACTTGAGAATGTCTCGAGGTCGATACTTAAATGATCCATTTCTTTTTCTATCTCCTTACATAGGCTGTCCGGTTATCGGGTTTATTTTAGGTACAAATGCATTGGTTGCGGGCTGTGCTATGGCAAAGCTCTGACCGAGACCCTCAAAGTCTGCGGCGGCGGAGGCTCCTCCCCCGAGGGGCTCTCCGTCACGAGTCTTGAGCACATTGCCGAGACCGCATCCGACGCCCTTGCTTCCTGCGCTGTCATACGGGAAGAAATTTACGGTTACACGAGCGTACATTCCGCTGTAAATATCCGACGGCGCAAGCTCGCAGTTGATATTATCGATACCGACAACCTGCGGCTTGTTCTTGGTTGATGCCGTGATAACAAAGTGACCTTTGCACTCATCGCCATAGGGCAGCCCGGATTCACGCAGCCCATCGCCGTCGTGGAGCAGTGTCTTGGGTGCCGGATGCGCTCCACCCCATTTGCTGCTTACACCGTCATCATACGCTGCCTGCATTGATGCCTGAATGTCTGCGATGGTCGCGGTGTCTGTCTTAGGAATCAGCAGAGTTACACTGTATTTCGGGTCTCCGCCCTGCTTGGCAGCGCGTGCTGTAATGAGGTTGCAGTAAGAGAGTCTGACCTCGCCTGTAAGTACTTTTGTTTTGATGTTCTGATACATGAATATATCCTCCTGTAAATTTAGTCATTGATTTGATAGCCGTTATCACGGAACTTTTCATTGAAGATTTCGCACACGGACTCAATCTTTTTGAGCTTAGCCAGGCACTTTTTCACTCGCTCTGCAAGCCGCTTATTCGAAAGTTCCTGTTTTCTGATAATCTTCTTGTCTGTTGTCACAGCACCATTTTCCCATCCCGGTGCTTGGTATAAGTCGGAATAGTTTTTCTTGGCCGCGGCGACATCTTTTCGGCAATCTTCGCGGCGCTCACGTAAGTGTTCGTTCATGCGTATTATCGCGCCGGCATTTTCTCGGGACCACTTCTGCGCCAGCGCAAACAGGCTTTTGATTTTTGAGTTCGGTGCATTCTCGAAGAACGCCGGATAAATAACGACGACACCGTTACGGTGGTGTACAGAGAAGTTCTTCGCATTATCCATTTTCAACACCTGCAAAGTCTGCCGCTGCCGAGCTGTATGGTTCGCGCTTATCCGACTCCGGCGCGAGAGTAGGCTTTCCGAGCGGTTTGACAACAAAGCTGCCGAGCTTATCAGCGAATTCCGCCTTGCCCATGAGCTTCTCAAGCTCCGTAAGAGTCTTTGGCTTGCGGTCATATACAAGGGATTCATCATAACCGGCAGCAATTGCCGCAGCGAGCGCGGCGTCCTGGTCGCTGAATGTTCTTACGCTTCTTCCGGCAACGGCTTTCCATCCGGGGATGGACTCACCGCGGATAAGTGCCGAGAGAGCGTAATCTTCGAGATCCTTGTACCATTTCACAAGGCTCGCTCCACGAGCGAGGCAGTCCCCGATTTCTGCATCCGTCAAGGTGTGTATATCGTGCTGTTTGAATTCTTCCAATGCAAGGTTCTGTTCCGCTCTGGCCCGGCACGTCGCACGGGCTCGGCAGAAACGGCACCACTCGCCGGCGCAAAATCTGCCCTCGCCGGAGAAGGCCTCCTGCGCTATCGGCTTAATGCTTTCGCCCCATGCGCGCAGTTCCTCCACAGTTATTGTTTCGGTGCTGACCTCTGATTGGATTCTCGGCTGGTCAATGGTCATGCTGACAAACTTGATCGTGTCTCCGAACACCGGCGCGTATCGTTTCAGCGCACCGAGCGCATAAAGCCTCATCTGCGGGTTATTTTCTGCCGAGACCGGAACGCCTTGACCGTGTTTATAGTCCACAATGCTCAGTGTGTCTCCGCCTATCATGATACAGTCACAGGTGCCGTACCCATCCGGCACATAGTCGCCGAAGTCAACGCGCACTTCTGCCGCCACATTCGGGCGAGTGCTGTAGCGCATGGCTCTTTCGGACAAATGCTCTATGTACAAATCAGAGGTTTTGTCCATCTCGTCGTTATAGAGCGGCGCTGCCTTGAGTTTGTTGAGCTTTGCCGTAAAAGCCCGTGGTTTAATCTGCATGGTGAAATGCTTAATCACTTTGAGCTCGCATATTGCATGCGCGAGTCTACCTTCTTCGGCATAAGGTGAATTTGTTTCGGGGAACTGCGCTTCAAGCCTCGGTGCAGCAGTGCAATGCAGCCATCGCGCAGCGGATGAAGCTGACAGCAGCGCATGTGTCTCAGGTGGCATATTTCTCAACTCCCTTCCTCTACTATGTCCACGAAGTTCGCGCCCTGGATAATCATCTGCGATACTATATACCCGACAGGCAGCCCAGTCGCCCTGTATAGATCCATAAGCACTGCGTTTGCTTCCGTATTAATCTGAACACAGTGTCTTTCATTTTTTGTGGCGGTGCGTACCGTCAGTTCTATACGATTCTTCATCTCTTATGCTTTCTCCCTTCATATCTGCGCGCCGAGAGCACGCAGCTTGCCGGCCACAGCGCCATATGTCTCGGGCTTAAGGTCTGTGATGGCGTTTACGCCGAAGTCAGCAAGCAGCTGCAGGAGCTCCGGCATCTTACCGGCGTCAACGAGCGTTGTTCCGGCATTCGCGAGCATCTCCACGGTGTACTGCGGCGCAGAGGTCGGTACCGTTGATGTCACGGGGTTAACCGAGGGCGTGACGGTCTGAACGGGTACCTGGTCAGCCGGAAGAGGCATTACCTGCACTGCCGGTGCCTTAGGCGTCGCGATTACCATTTCCGGGCGCTTGCTGCCTCCGCCAATAGCGGTCGCGAGCTTCTCAAGCACTGCGACGAGTTCCGTTGTCGGGGCGATAGTTACTTTCATTTCTAACATTTTCAAAATCCTCCTTAAGGTTATATGTTGTACAGTCGCATCTCTCTCCGGGGTCAAGATTGGCTCCGCAAAGAGGGCAAGTGTGATAGTAAGGCATATTGACAATCCTCCTCGGGTTGTGCTATTTTAGTAGTGTGTTATTTCGCACAGCCGTCTTCGCTGCCCACTCAGCGTTGGCGGCTTTTATAATATGCGCAGCCGTCTTCCGTCGGCGGCGATTCGCGAAAAATCCCGGTCTCGTGGGTGTACATACATGCCGTGCCGTCCCAGTCGCCGCACGGCGCTGCCATGCGTCTGCGCCAGTCACAGCTGTTGCATATCGCCATTTTGCGCCACGGGTCATTTCTCTGGCGCTTCGGCGCAGGCTTGGATTCCGATGTTTGTTTTTTGTCTGTCAGCCCCGCGAGATAGTCCATAGACACATCAAAGTGTTTGGCTATACGCACCAAAATAGGTAGCGTGGGGCTGCACAAACCATGTGCATACGCGGATACGGTGTTTTTTGCTGCGCCAATCGCTTTTGCAAGATCTTTTTGCGTGGTTTTTGTGTCGCGTATCAGTTCACGCAGGCGCGCGGCAAAGACTGCCGTTTCAAATTCCCCTGTCGTTGACTTTTTCATGTTCAGGCACCTCCTTTATGCACGGTTTCAGCAATTTAATAACCTCATCTGACAGACTGCAAAATTCGTCTTTGTCCACGCCGGCAACGATGATTGTTCCGACAAAATCGCATCCGCAAAATCTACAGTTGTGTGGCAGTCCTAACAAGTTACCTTCTTCATTACAAATAATGACGGCGTCCGTCGATATCGTGACGGTTTCGATATAACCGCCGACCGTTTTCTGCAGGTTCTCCAGCGTGTTTGATATCCACACCACTCTTGCAGGTTTTTCCGGGTCTTTTACTATGACCTTAATCTTTTTCTTCATGGTGTTTTACCTCCTTTCTGATTTTTGCTTTGAGCCTGTCCTCGAAGGCTATGAGCTTGTCCTCACGGCAAAAGCCATAGATGATAAGTACGACGGCGGCGATTTCAAATACCGTCTGGATTGCAAATTTCAGTGCCATTGTTAAACCTCTCTTTCTTTCAATTCACCGCTCAGTCATCAATCCGATATCCCCGCGCTTGAACTGTTCGAGCTTGTCAAGGCGGATGTAGTACGACCAGCCTCCGCTTGAGTGCTGAAGCGCGATACAGAAGGTGCATTTTCCCTCCCTCGCGAGCAGACGGATCTGATGTGGCGGTATGTAGATAACCTCTCTCAGGTACATTGACGCCTCGTCGACTGACATAAGTGCCATTTTTTTACGCATGGTTTTTGTCTCCTTTCACGAGAGCGCTTTCAAGAAGCGTTCTTTTCCTTTTACGGTGATAAGCATCTGAACACCTGTCCAGTCGGTCTTATCGTTGTATGTCTCCTTGACGGTGAACAGCCCTGAATCGACATGCTCCGCATAGGGCATCAGCCTGCCGCGCTTGTCGCGGTAAATGTACTTGTGGTCTATAAGCCACTTTACGAAGTCGTTCTGCTTCAGCCCGAGAAGCTTTGCTGTCTCTCTGACACCGGTAAGGCTCTCGCGGTCGCACAGACCGTCAAAATATTCCGCTTTTGGCTGCATAATGGCGTTCTGAACCGAGAGGTTAGCGTTTATAGTCTTGAATCTCTCAAGCCTTTCCTCAGCCATTCTGAGAGCTCTTGACATCACCGCTTCGGGTGAGTTCCACTCTCTTTCAAGCTGCAAGAAATACTGTCTCGCCTGCTTGCCTTTCTCGTTGCGCTGAAGCATACAGATTTCTTTTGCCATGTCGATTGTGAGTTGTGCGTCGGTTGCCGGTCTACCACCGGTACTTTCGGACAAAAATGTCTGAAAGTCCGCGCCGTCTGTAAAACCGTATTCGCACATTCTCGAAAACCACTTGTTAAAAGGTGTTTCCACTTCAAGAAATTCGTGGAGGTCTCTCGCTAAGACCGTCGGTCTGTCGCTCTCATAGTTGATTTTGATTAACTCGTTCATTTACAAAGCTCCTTTATATTGACTTTTAGTCTTGAAATTTATATACTAAAAACAAAAAATGTAGAGGTGTGTCATGAAAGTTTCTAAAACAACGAATGTTACTCTCCCGGCATCTGCTTCCTGGAGAATTGAAAAATTTTCATTGCTTGAACTTTTTAAGACTATTGAAGATGAGTACACCGCACTGATTCCGGCATCGGAGAATTATCGAACTACCGTAGTCGTCTGTCGCGACATAAGCGACGAGACAAGGTACACTTTAGAGGAATTTAAGAAGCACTTTTCAGACAGTACGCCTTTTAAGTCTATAACTCTTCTGTGTACCAACGCACTCGAAGGGTCCGCGTACCTTTATCTTGATACCGAAAGCATTCTGTATAAGACTCCATATCAGTGCTACATTTCAATTTCTTCCTCAAGTCTCACAGAAGCAGAAGCAGAAGATTTTTTAAAGAAGATGACAGCTCTTGCTATTTCGTTTTTATCGGAAACAAATGCAGCGCAGAACATCGAAGATTCCCGCATCCAACAGGCACCTGCTTCAAAGACTCAAGAGGAATCATGCAGTGGTGATGATGACAACGCAAACCACGATCACCCAAACAGCAAGCGCCACAAGAAAAGGGCTGCATTCTGGGATTTCGCCAAAAAATTGGGATTGCTTATCACCATTGTGGGTGGCATTATTACCATTCTTTCTTCTTTTGGCTTTCGCAGTTGCACGCAGCACAATGATAATTTGAAAAACCAAACATCCAGTGTTAATAGCGAAACAGATTTTACCTAACACCATATAGTCACACCCCCCTCTTTCGACTTCCGGGCGAGTAGTTGCCGCTGCTCGCTCAGAAGCTTTTTTATTTGCTTCTCAAACTTTGTCATGGTCATCTCCTTTCTGCGACCCTCAAAGGTCGAGTATTTTGAATGACCCATCGCGCTCAAAAGTCGCTTTAAAAGCGACTCAATGGCCAAAAAAAATCGACGCTGGATTTTTGATGTCGAGGATACTTATCATAGCCTCTATCTCGTTGCTGTTAAGAACGCCTTTGTTGAGCTTGCGATTAAGCGTAGCTTCATGAATTCCCATTCGCTTCGCTACATCCGCCTGGGTCATCCCGTGTGCTCGTATTAAGCCTTTAATTTCATCCGTAGCTATCATATTTTCACCTCCTTGGTCGCTTTTTACGCTACTATACTAACATTCAAAAGAACACTTGTCAAGCGTTTTTGCAATATTTTTTCGCTTTTTAGTTGACTTTTGCCGTAAATCTGCTACAATGGTCATGGAGGTGCGAGATATGTCTTTAGGTAATAATATAAAATATGCACGAAAGGCCGCTGGCTTAACACAAGAGGATATTGCCAGAGAAATCGGCGTTTCCAAACAAACTGTCCAAAAATACGAGAGCGGCATCATCACCACTATCTCATCCGATAAAATCGAGATTATCGCGAAATTGCTCAGAACTACACCGGCTAAATTGATGGGCTGGGAAGACAACACATCAGCACAATCATTTAAACTTTTTTCTCCCAATGTAACTGATGACGTGGTTACCTTTCCGGTTCTTGGCAGCATCGCTGCGGGGTACAATGAGATGGCTATAGAGGACTGGAGCGGAGAAACAATAGATGTCCCGCGCTCTTTTCTCAAGGGACGAAGCAAATCCGACTTTTTTGTTCTCAAGGTACACGGCGATTCAATGTATCCCATATACCACACCGACGATAAAGTCCTCATTCTTCGGCAAACCTTTGTCGAGCGCAGCGGAGATGTCGGAGCCGTTATATATGATGGAGAATGCGCGACGCTTAAGCGTGTCGAAATTTTTGACGATATGGTGAGGCTCAGTCCGCTTAATCCTTCCTACCCACCCAAAGAATTGACAGGCGCAAATCTCGAGCAGTATCACATCATCGGCGTTCCTTATCTCCTCGTGAGAGAGATAATTAAAAACTAATTGAGAAAGCGTGTTGTAATGTGAAAGAAAAGAAACTGCAAATAGGCATTGATAAAGATGACAGTGTTGGATAAATTACAGTAATGCGTGTAAAAATACAGTTGACTTTACAGCTAAATAGGTGTATTATTGATTAACATTGTAATTTATCGCTATTTTTACAATGTTATGCGCTTACAATACATATAACTCTGTAATGAGGTGAACAAAATGGAGTATAAAGTATTATCTAGCCTATATTATCAAAACAGAAGCGAGTATAATATACTTAGTCTGCAGAGAAAAGAATCGGAATTTGCTATCAAGCTACCATTCTTAATAGGAGGCAACACTGCCTTTTTTTGCATGTGTCAAGAAATATATGACACAACTTACCAAATAATGAAAATTGACAAAGACATTCTTCCTTTGCGTGAACGCCTCCCCACTGCTGCATTGGATCAATTTACAAAGAAATGTCTAATTGATGAGATGAAGCTCACCAACGATATCGAAGGCGTTTTCAGTACGAGGAAAGAGTTGTCCGAAGCATTGGACAGCTTGTCACAAAAAAGCGGTCACAAGTCAAGGTTTTATGGACTGGCTCAAAAATACAGTATGTTGAGCAGAGAATATATTCCGTTGAAGTCCTGCATAGATGTTCGCCGGCTTTATGACGAATTGGTACTTGCCGAAATACTAGAGGAACACCCCGAGAATCGTCCGGACGGTACAATTTTCAGAAAGGAAATGAACGAAGTCACAACAAAAACGGGCAAGGTAATTCACCGCGGAGCCTATCCCGAGAAGCAAATAATCGAACTTATGGAAAATGCACTCGCTGTTCTTAACGATTCATCTTTACCAGTTTTGATTAGGATTTCTCTTTTCCATTATCTATTCGGTTATATTCATCCTTTTTATGACGGAAACGGCAGAACCTCTCGTTTCATTAGCAGCTATCTGCTAGCTCAAGAATTTGACCATCTAATAGGATATGGACTGTCTTATACAATAAAAGAGAACAAAAAGGCGTATTACAATGCTTTTGAAATTTGTAACGACAAAAGGAATTGCGGAGATTTGACACCGTTTATCATAACTTTTTTAAACATAGTCTATGTATCATTTGTCAATCTCTTTCAAGCCCTTGATAAAAGGAAAACGGCTCTTGAACAAAACATGGATATTCTAAAAAAGCTCAATCTTTTTTCTGACCGTGATAACATGCTTGATTTCTGCTATGTTCTTATGCAGGGCGCTTTATTTTCCAGCGATGGAATACCTCAAAAAGAGCTTTGTGCCGTTTTTAACTTATCTACCTCAACTATTGCAAAAAGGCTTTCAGAAGTCGAGAAAGCCGGAATTTTAAAAAAGCACAGAGACGGTCATAGCTTTTTATATTCGATTGACCTTCCTAATCTCTCATCTTTGGCAGAACAACAATAAAAAAGAACCCCCGGTGCGGGAACACCGAGGGTTCGAGAATCAACACACACCATGCGTATAGAGTGGATTGATATAATTATTATATCATCCGCTCCGGCAAAACACAAGTGAAAAGGAGCGGATTTTTTAATGGCAAAGCGTGAAAACGGTGAAGGCAGCGTATATAAACGCAAGGATATCAAGCGGCGCCCCTGGGTCGTCGCGCTGCCGGCAAGTTATAGCCTGGACGAGCAAGGCAAGATGATTAAAAAGCAGGAAATACTCGGGCACTATGCATCGAGCAAAGAGGCAAAAGCTGCTCTGGCTCACTACCTCGAACACCCGGTAGTTGAAATCAATATGACCGTCGATGACTTGCACACATTGTGGCTATCCCGCCCGGAGTATAAAAACATATCCAAACAGTCCCGGGATTGCTACAACGCCGCCTGGAAGAAGATTCCCGAAGATGTAAAGGCTATCAAAATGCGCGAGCTGAGAACGGAAGACATGCAGAAATGTATCGATGCATACAGCGCACAAAGCGGCACTTCGCTCTCGTATATAAAAATCACATTTTCGCGTCTTTATGCGCTTGCGTTGGAGAGAGACATTTGTTACAAAGACTATTCTAAATTCGTTAAGCTCCCAAAGAAAAAGAAAAACGAAATACATCCATTTTCCACCGAAGAAGTGAAAAAGATAAAGGCTGCAGCACAAGCTAATGTCCCATACGCCGATATCATTCTCATCCTGATTTACACGGGATTTCGTATTTCTGAACTACTCGCCCTTACTCCGGATGATTACATAGCGGATCAAGCCCTGCTCATAGGTGGTCTGAAAACCGAAGCCGGAGAGAATCGCCATGTTCCTGTTCTGCCGGTGATTAAGCCGTATATAGAAGCACTCGTAGCAAAGCAAGGTAAAAAAATAGTATGCCGTGATGACGGCGAGGGATACAGCTCGAGCTACATGCGCAAAAAGTATTATGACTGCCTTGAAGAGATAGGAGTTAAGCGTCTATCCCCCCATTGCTGCCGAAAAACATGTGCAACAATGATGGTAGAAAGCGGTGTATCGCCCGAAGCTACACAAATGATTCTTGGGCACGAAGAATACAGCACGACCTTAAAATACTATGCACTTGTATCAGACAAAACTCTCCATGAGGAAATGGCGAAGATATCTTAAAATCCGTAGTAATCCCGTAGTAACGCCCGATTTCCGTTTAGCATTTATCATCCGTTGCGCACATCCAAGCCACTATATGTTGTGCTTTTCTCCGCAATTTGCTATGTGTATGTACTACATATTTGACTTTTAATCAAGGTGTCCGGAGTTCGAATCTCCGATGGATCACCAAAAAGAAATCCAACAGCTACAAGCCTTGTAACTGCTGGGTTTTTTCATTTTTTGAGGGCGTTATCTAACGGGCTGAACACATCAAAATTAACTACTGTTTTGGACGGAATCAAGTGCACATATTTTTTTACCATTTCGAGCGAAGTATGACCGAGGATAGATTGCAGACTATAGATATCACCCCCGGCTTCAAGATACCGTGTAGCAAAGGTATGTCTCAACAGATGAGGGTGCAGCCGTGGAATGTCCGCGCTTACTTTTAGCTTCCGGAACATCTGTTTCACCGTGTTCTGTTTTATGGGAGTCAAGTCGTCTTTTACAAACAAAGGTGTCTCAGGCTCTCTCTTCGGCAAGTGTGCGCAGTATTTAAGCAAAGCTTTTCTGCAGGTCAGACCGACAGGAACAAACCGTTCCTTATTCCCCTTGCCGTTAACAATGATATACCCCTCTGCAATATGTATCTTATCGCTTCTAAGAGTAACAACTTCATTAAGCCTGAGACCGCTGCCAAGCATCAGAGCCACGATACAATAATTTCTTGTGCTCAGAAAATCGCGACCTTTAAGACAATCGAACAGCCTGACAATCTCAGCATCCGTCAAAACATCAATCGCGCTGCGTTTTGCTTTAGGCAGTTTAAACCGTGCCGAAATATCTTCAGATATATGACCCTCGTCATAACACCACGATAAAAACGCCCTCAGAGCGCGAATATAGGTCTGTACGGTCACCGAAGTAACATTCTTTGAGCTGAGATACAAATAATACGCTCTGCAGTCAGAAACGGTCACAGAAGCCATATTTTGAGACTTAGCAGACTGAAACCTTTCAAAATAGCTCAAAAATCTCGAATAGTCCAAAACCGTAACCATAGAATTACCCTTTACCTGCTGATCAATCAAAAAATCAGATATACACTCTTGAATAGTCAAAAACAAAACCTCACAGAATAGTTTTACTGAGCCTGTCCAACAATTCATCCGAATACGGCACCCAGGACACCCGACAGAAGTCAGATTCATAATCTATCGGTATGCCGGTATCATCAATCAGAGTACCCTGTCGAACTAACTGCGCTCCGGACAAACCGCGCGAACGATAATACAAATGGCTTCCAACATCCAAGCATGTATCATACAAACTTTTACTCATGTACTTCGTTACATACTTGCTGACCGCTTCCTGGTTCTTAATCGGTTCAAGATCACAAAAGCCAAACTTACGAGCATACGCAGGCCAATCATAGACCACATCACCCGCCAACACTTTCTCGGCTATGTACTTACCCATTCTATCACCCAACACAAATTGATGCAGATAATCAACAGGCAATCCTTTCAAGAATCCATGTATATGCCATGTTTTACCGTCAGAATGAAGTTCGGGGACAAGAAGAAACTGAATATCACCACATCCTGAATTCCTTCGATAGTTACGAAGAAAACGGGTAAAATCTTCATGATATTTATTCAGATTAGTTCTGTCATATTTTGTTTGATTGAGAGTACCGGTAAAGAAGTATTCCCATTCATTACAATAAGCAAGCTCAAAAATTCTTGATTTAGCTCTTGATATATTCTCAAAAAGTTTTTGATCATTAACCGACCCTTTCGGTATACTGATTTCATCATCACAAACGATATCCGCATTTCTTAAACACTTGAAGTGTATCAACTTGATTTTTTTATCATTACCAGTGCCAAACACTTTAAGAAGTGTTTGATTAGCTTCGTACTTGCGTTCCCTCAAGGGCATCGTACTCACCTCAAATGAGCGTAAAATGATATTTAGTCAAGTATCTATATATTATATATATCTATATATTATATATAATACTATAGATGTACTGAATGTTGATGATTTATGCAGCGCGCGCGGCGCGTCGCGCTGCCTACGAAATACCTAACATAGGTATCTTCTTCAAAACCCACATGACAAGCTTATAGATTTCTTCACTTGCAAGAATAACTATCAGAATCGGGAAGAACACTCTTACCTGCGACCAGGGAACAAACAGACTGATCAGACTTCCGGCATAACCGAGAGTATCTGAAACAAATCCGACAACTTGATCTTGCATGCCGTCTGGCATACCTGGAACATTGATCACAGAAAAAGCAGCATTCAAAACCGCATAGATAGCGTTAAGCAGCGTTTCAATTATCATCCGAAGATCCTCCTCCAACAATGTCATGATACTTCTTAATTGCAAGATTGATCATAGCAACTGAAAGCAGCACAAAGACAAAAGTTTTATAAATTGCATAAAGCGTTGACCACGGCTGACTACTCAGAAAATCAAAAGTATATACTTGCTCATCCCACAGATGAACAGCATGACCGGCAATAGTGAAGTTGAAGGCCGGAAGAGTTATAGACGGCTGATCAGGTGGATTCCAATCACTGACAACCTGGAAGATATCTCCGACCATTGCCGGAGCTTGATAAAGGAAACCGAGATGATCAGAGAGCAGCACATCAAACTTTTCCTTAGTCGTTTCAAAAAATCCTTCATCTGGCACAAAAAAGCCCTTTATCGTATTAGCTAAATCCTCAAAAAATCCTTTAATCCTATCGCCTAACTTACCGAGGGAACTATCTAAATCAGCAGTTGTCATATCATTAACAATAAAATTATCAACACGAATAGATACCGAAGAATTAGAAGTATTTTTAAAAACAAAATAAATACGACCAGCGTCACCGAAATCGTCAGGCATAGTCAAAGTATTGCTCCGCTGAATATTACCATTAGTAATCTTTGCAAGCTCGAGAACACTAAGCTCCGAACCAGTTGAAGAATCTTTATAATAGATTTTGACACTACCAGCGAGGGAAAAAGAAGAGCCTATCGCAGAAGTACATTGATAATAATAAGTAAACTTGTATTTTCGCGTTGCCGACACAGGATTAACACGAATATATGCAGAATAAGAACCGCCAGCAGGAACGGTAACAACACCATTTGAAACTGTTGCATTACCGCTTTTTATTAACCGAGAATCGGACAAATTAGAAAGAGTTAAAAGATTATCGTCAGAACCGTCTGCAAAAACTGTTAATGATCCCGAGAATAAGAACAGACAGCAGAGCAGCAACGAGCACAAAATTCTGCATTTGGATCTGCGCATTGTAATCCCCTCCATAAAGGCAATTTATATCAGGCTGTACAGAATAAGAGGAAAATGTAGCATTTGTATACACAAACTCATAAACAGGAATGCTGAGACTACCGCCAGAATAAGAAGAAACCACCTGCCGAGCCTGATTAGTGTAATAGGATGAATAGTTGTTCGTAATAAGTGCATAACGAACGCCCGAAGGAACCTCATAGCTGTACATCCCCTTTGCTGTTATCTTGTCTTTTGTAAAAATCACATACAACTGCGGACTTTCGGAACTATTTGCTTTATAGTCCGAATAAGCGATATAGTACGGGTACTCATCGCGCATTGTTGCAACCAATGAAGCTATATATCTTTGCTGAGCATCGGAAAACATTTAATCACCTCACTTCATCCAGGTATCACGACCGGAAGCAGCGCGTAAAAGAATCTTTATTCCGGTACTTGTCAAAGCGATAAAGAAACCGATCTTAGCAGCTTCTACTATAATCGGCACGAGCACATTGAAAACTGCTTGCAT